AGATAAAGGTAATGAATGGAATCAATACTAGCGTTCCTGCTATCGACAGTAGGAATCGTAGAGATAATAGAAGTAAGTGAAGCAGTAACTAAACAAAATACAGGAGGAAATGTAATGGATGGTTTACCAGTTGAGATGATAACAATGCTAGGTTCTAGCCTACTGGGGGGTGTAATGACAATCTGGGGGCAGAGCATCAAAGCAAAACAAGAAGAACAAAAGATGTTATTAGCTAGAGCAGAGACACAAATGTCTTTCATAGAAAAAGCTAGAACATATGAGAACAAAGGTTTTCAATGGACCCGAAGAATCATTGCATTAACTGCAGTGTTTTTTATTATTGCTTGGCCTAAGTTAGTACCAGTATTATTTGATGTGCCAGTTATTCTAACATGGACAGAATTTACAAATGGATTCTTCTTCTTAATAGAAAAGAAAGAAATACTATTAGATAGAGAGTTCTTAGGATTGGTAATTACACCACTAGATACTCACTTGATGTCTGCTATTGTTGGATTATACTTTGGTGGTAGTTTGGTTAAGAAGTAATGAGAGACTCTAGACTTATATCTAAGGCTTTTTCTAGCCCACAAAATAATACAAAACAAGAAAGTAATGTTAGGGGAATGGCTGTAGCTATGGAAGCAGGAGCAAAAAGACAATTTTTAGACAATGAAGTTTTTACTAAAGCAGTTCAGTTTATAAAAAAATCTGAAAATCCTGCACTAGAAGAGGCTTTAAGAAAAGGCAAAGATACTTATAAGCCTAATGAGGAAACTAAAGAAATACCTGTAACTAGGGCTTACAATGATGTATCAGGTAACAAAACTGTAGGCTTTGGAAGTGAAAGAGAAACAGATTTTTCTAGTAAAGAAGAAATAGAAAGTGATTTAAGAAGACAGGTTAGAACTAGGTTAAATTATTTAAACTCAATAAGAAGTGAGGATGGTAAATCTATTCCCCTTACAGTAAATCAAAAAGTATCTTTAATATCTTTACTTTACAACTCAGCTAATGAAAAAAATATGATTGAACCAGACAGTCCTGTCAATAGTGTTTTTAAAAGTATAGCACCTAAAGCATATGCTGCACTAACAAAAGCAGGAGGCCCTGATTTAGAAAGTCTTGTATTCGAATTATTTTCTCCCGAAGCAGGAATAACAAAAGGTACAACTCCAAAAACGGGAGTAGAAAAAGTACAAATTCCTGGTTTAGTTAATAGAAGGAAAGAAGAAGCTATGAATGATACTACGTTTGCAGAAATCTACAATAGATTAGTCACGCAATAAGCCTATTCAATAACTCTTGAGTTGTCTTGTAAGTTTTATTTGTATGTTCTTGTAAATGTTTTGTAAGTGCCTTCAGAATAAAAGGCAATGGTGTTCTTAGTGTATTCTCTTCAATATGTTTCCCTTCCCAAGGGTCTTTCTCATTAGGTTTAAATCCATAGTATTTTAGTACCCCGTACTTATCTTTAAATGCTTTAATAAGTTCTTGGCCGTCAATACAATCCTCATCCCAATAAAAATTATGATCCTCAGAACAGTACCACACATTTAGATTATACAATACAAAATCATTTTTTGTTATCTTTTGTGAGATTTTTTTCTTCATTATCTTTTACCTCTGAAGCAATAGATCCTAGTATTTGATTAACTTGATTCCACGGAAGTGTGGATAAAAAATTAACTATTGCTTGTATTAGTTTTTGACTTATTTCGTATTTTTGCATGTTGTTGTTTCTCCTTATGCAGTTGTATGTTTCTTAGTTCCTCTGTAATTATTGCAGATAAATCATCATGCAATATTTTTAGATAACCAAAGAAATTTGTTTTAGTAGATATCTTTATATATCCTTTATCTTTTACTTGCTTTGATTCAAAAGAATCTAGAGACAATAGTAAATCTCCTGTAAATGGGTCCTTAATTATTCTCATCTGTATTTTTTTTCACCACATAAGACTTATCTAAGTTTATAATATCATCAAAAGGAACTTGAGTTATTTCATCTTGCCTTCCGTATCTTTGATATCTTTCATATATTCCCTTTTTTCCACTAACAGTTTTATTAGCTAGTTTATCAGATACAAAATTATTTAATTGTTTTCTATCTACTACTAACCAACAATCAACTCTTTCAAAAGCTATATAGTCTGCTTTTCCATTTATCCAACCAGGATTACCACTAACATTTTTAATTTCTATCCATGTAATATTGTCTTGCACATAGTTATCTGATCTATTTATCTTCTTCATCATCTTAACATCAAATGTTTTTTCAGTATCATCTACTTGAGATAACACACCTTTTACATCCCAATGTTCTTTAATGTTTTGATTTCTATCAGCTTTTGAAGGATTGCCCAATAGTTTCATAAACCTTTCTTCTGCGTTAAATCCTTGTGCATATTGTTCTATAAATTTACTCAATTTAATTTTTTCCTCCACTCAGCTAGTTCTATAATTTTATTTTCTTGTTGTTGATTTTCTAAATCAAATATCTGTTTACCCAATCCATAAACTAAATCAGGATCATCAATAGATATTTGTTTAAGACCCAAGGCTACAATGTAAGCCATTTCTTTTTCGGGAGTATCTGCTTTAAATGAATCATCTACGCCACATGCGTATTTGTTTTCACTATATGGTTTTATAAATATCTTTACTACACCACTATCATTCTTTCTTACTTTCTTCACTTTTTATCACCTTAATAACCCCACACTTCTTTCCTAGCTTTTAATAAATGCTCATCTTTCCAAAACCAATCATCTGGATTGGGTATTAAGGAGTTCTTAACATCATCTAACGAATCCACTTTAGATAAATAATTTCCCATAACACTTACTATATGTTCACACATTTTCATTGGAGCTTGATAATCATCTAATTGTAATTGATAAAAGTCGCTACCAGATTTTCTAGTAATTAAATACCAAAGTTTTTGATTAGCATTAGTTGCTCTCTGGTAGATAGCTTGTTGCATGGCATGAGAAGTAGATATGCCAAAGGGTTTTCTTTTAGAAGTTTTTAGATCAACGTAAAAATCTTCTTTCGTAGTTTTATCTTCAAAGTGAAAGTCGGTATAGCCTATGAAGGGTATATCCTTTATGGTTAATTCTACCTTTTTTTGATAATTTAGCAAGTCCCAATTTAAGGCATATTTATGAAAAGAATCCACTCCTATCTTTAGTAAAGGTTCTAGGTATTCTCTTTCTTCTTCTTTTTTAGGATCATCTATTGTTGATACTTTTACCTCAAAATCAGAAATCATTTTAGCTTTTGCAACTTCATAATCTGAACCAGATATAATCATATTTAAAGCTGATTCAACAACAGTTCCTCTTTCTGCTGAAGCACTAGTAGGAAATTCATATCCAAATATTCTTCGTAAAGCCCATCTTTCTCTATTAAAAGCAAACTCATTTAAGTGACTAAACGATAAAGGTAGTAACTTTTTTTTATCAGTGTCAAATTTTTTAAAATGTTCTATCAATTAAATACACCTTTCAAATGTATGACGGCCAATATGGGAGATCCTAATAATAAATTTACATTTTAATAAAATAGATAGTTGATTGTAAATCTTTTTAGATAAATTTATTGGCCGTCTATGTGATATTAAAATCACTTTTTCATTACTTCTGCTACTATGTCATCATCTAATACCTCACTTTTCGCTTTGTGTTTTGCGTTGTGTTCGGACAATACATAATCATTTTCACTTTTAACAATCTCAAGAAAACCTTTTAAAGTTTCTTTGTCTTGATCTGTGAAATCAGCATGTTTGAAAGTGTCTTTTATCTTTCCAATATACCAAGTATTAGAGCCTTTAGTCTGCTTTTCTGTATCATAGAACTCAATAATACTATTATACATTATCTTCCCACGTTTACTTAGACTACGCAATACTTCTACGATAGGCAAAAAGTTTGTGCCTCTTGCAGTATATAAGACGGGTTCATCAGTTACAGATAGTTCTTTACCTTCAGGTGATACGCCTTTCATGGTAGCTAATCCCCAAGTATGTTTGTAGCAAGTAATCTTATTTTGCTCTAACTTTTCAATGGGATCTAGTTTATCTCTATCTGCTTTTGGAATACTACCACATTTCTGTGTTCCGTTTGTATCAGGAATCGGGTCTGTCCATGATGTAAACATTACAGATTTGTAGTTGTTTTCTTCGCTGTCCTCATCATACTTTTTGTATTGATAAGTCGTAAGTAAAGGTCTAAATAATATTGGTTTTCCAATTATAGTACCTGCAGTTGTACCATCAAGTCTAAAAGTTCCTACTTGTAGCTTGTTACCTGCATCATCTTCAGATTGTTTGTTAATAGATAATTTAGCAAGTTTAGGATCTACTGAAGCATCTTGCCCAATAAAACTCATAATCTTGTCTGAAGATAAGTTATCTAAGTTCGTTATTTCGTTTGACATATTTGTCTCCTATTTAGTTAATTCTATATTACGCTACATTTAAGTCAAGCCAGTTGGGACCCTTCTTAATTTCTACATCTAAAGGTACATTAAAATCACAATCATATTGTTGTAGTAAAGAATCTTTTACTCTGCTACATCCTGTTTTTATTATTGATTCAATTATTTCTTCTTCCCCAGGATATACATCTATCACTACAGAATCATGTACAGTATTAATTATTAAACTTTTAACATCTCTTTCTTTCATCAGCGACCATATATTTATACAAGCTAAAGGAACTATATCAGCAGTGGCAAAACCTTGAACAGGATAATTTTTTACTATAGTTGAATGACTACAACTCCCCCACGTTGTTCTGTAAGCATTTGGAAAATGGTATTCTCTACCACTTGGTATAGATATAAGTTTATATTTTATTGCTCTTTCTTCTAAGTTCTTGTGCCAAGAAGCTATGTCTTTATACTTTTCTAAAAATTTTTTATAATATTTTTTTTCATTTTGATTACCCATGATACCCCCATACAAAGGTTTAAATGTATGTGCTTTAGCTTCTTGTCTAGAACATCCAATAACATCTGCAGTAAATTGATGGACATCTACACCATTGGCAATGTCTTCCATTCCTTGTTTATCTTGTGCTAGAAATACTGCAGTTCTAAATTCTAATTGTGCAAAATCTACCTCAAATATTTTACCATCTTTAAATCTAGATATAATAACTTTTTTTATACCTCCGTCTCTTGGTAAGTTTTGAAAATTTGGATCTGAACTAGATAATCTTCCCGTGGCAGTTCTTACTTGATGAAAAGAAGGATGAAGTATTCCACTTGATCTGACATTATTTTTAAGTGCAGAAACAAAAGTATTTAATAATTTTTCATTGGCACTAAATTTCATTAGTGAATCTACAAACTCTTTTATTTTGCCACGACCAAACACACTTATTCTTTCTAAAGTAAACTTATCTGTTTTAAATCCACCATCACAAGTATCTTTATAAGAGTAGGGCTTATACCTAAATCCTGCTATTGCATCTGTTTCTACATATAATTTACCTTCCCCTTTACAATTTTTACATTTATTCATTGATTTATAAGGAGTTCCATCTACTTTAATATTTCTTACTAAACCCACGCCTTCACATACAGGACAATCATTAGCTATTGTTTTATATGCTAGGTCTGTGTATTTTTCTACTATCCCTCTAAATTGGGGGTCTGTCATATAAGGTTTTTTCTTTGCTCTGCCTGAATATTTATCTATTCCAATATTAAAAAGTTTGGCCCATATATCTTTGTCATGTAC